TAAAATAAATATCTTATCTTTACCCTCGTACTTAAAAATATATACAGATATGGCTAAATATAAAATTAATAAGGATTACGAAGGTTTAAGAAGTTCGGTATCTAATTTTGGTACAGTATCTTGGAGTGATGCTACACAAGAAATTTTGGCTCATCTTTACGAAGATAGAAATTTTACCTCAATAATTATTAAAACAACGTCTAATGAAGAAAGCAACACTAAGAAGTCAAACAAAAAAAGCGAGTCAATTAAGAAAGACAGCTAAAAAAAGTAATACTTTTGAGTTTGGTGTTTTTGATTTAGCAATACCACCAAACATAACAGAAGTAAAAGATATAAAAAATGTTAATACTAAATGGATTCCATTTGGTAAAGACAATTTATTCCCACAATATTTAGCGGAATTAAAAAGAAAATCATCTACACAGAGAAGTGTACTTGCACAAAAAACTGTTTTTACAAGTGGAGCAAAATTTGTTTGTAGAAATGAAAATTTAGAAAAATTTATAGAAGACGTTAATGCTGACCACGAATCTTTAAGAGATGTGTTTAAAAAATTAGCAGACGATTATTACACTTTTGGTAATGCTTATATGGAATGTGTTAAGTATGACGGAGGAGTAAATATATATCATTTAGACGCCACTACAGTTAGAATGGCTAAGTCAAAAAAAGAGGTATATGTAAATTCTGATTGGTGTAAATATTGGAATCAAGAAGACAAAATGTATAGACTTCCAATCTATCCAAGAGTAGCTCACAATAAATTTGTAATTCATTTTAAAGACTACGAGCCTACTTTTAACTACTATGGTCTTCCTGACTATGTAGCTGCATTAGAGCATATTGCAGTAGACTATGAGATTGGTAAATGGAATCACACTAAGTTTTTAAATGGATTTCAACCTTCAGCTATCGTAGAGATTAATGGGGATATGGGAGAAGAAGAAGCTCAAAAAATGGTTACAGAAGCACAAAAGAAATTTGTAGGAGAAGGAAATAATGGTAAAATATTATTTATAGTTAAAAATGGAGATACAGCTCCTGCTAATGTTCAGATTATAAAAGATGACCAAGAAGGTAGTTGGCTTGAACTACAGCAAATTACAGACCAAAACATTATTACAGCAAACAGATGGCAACCATCTCTTTCAGGTATTGTTAGTTCAGGTAAAATGAATAACACGGGTAGTGAAATTAGAATAGCTTATGACCTAGTAATGACTACTGTAATTAGAGATACGTCAGAGCTTATATTAAACGGTATTAGAACTGTTTTATATAATGAAATGGGTTATGACCCTAAAGAGTTAACTATACACTATGAGCCGCCAATCTCTTACGCTAATGATGTAGACATTAGAGAGGTTTTAACTATTAACGAGCAAAGAAGATTAATAGATGAAGACCTACCTATGTTAGAAGATGGAGATATGTTTGTTGCAGACAGGGAGGTTATAGTTGTTGAAAAAGATAATGATGGAGATGGAGAGGTAGATGAGTCTAAAGAAATAACAGCAGAACAATAAAATGGGAAATACTAAACAATACGGCACATTAGTTTCAGCAGGAGAGGTAATTGAAAAAACTTTTACTAATAAAAATACAGACCCTGTTTTAGTTTCTGAAAATACTATTGTTCTTTCAGAATTAGCACACCTTAGACCTTTACTTGGAGAAAAATTTTATGCAGAATTAAAATTACAACACGATAACGGAACTTTAACTGCTGCTAATCAAACTTTTATGACTTATTATTTAGAAGATACTTTATGTTGGTATGTTAGGTTTGAAGTAGTAAATGATATTATGAGTAATATTACATCAAGTGGAGTAGTTCATAATGTAGATGAGTTTTCTAGAATTATAACTCCTTCAGATTACAATACTTTTAAGCAAGATACATATAGAAAGGCAGAGATATTTGCAAATGATATGATGGATTTTTTAAATGGAGCAGACCAAGCAGGTCTATACCCTACGTTTAATTCAAACAAACCTAAAAGTTTAAGTAATACATATAAAAATCACGGAATGATATTTTATGATAGTATATATGGATATAACGGAATAGAAGGGTGTATGAGTTGCGGAACTTCTTATGTTAATGGAAACGAGTGCGGTTGTACTGATTGTTAAAAAAATAAATAATGGCAGCAAACGAACATAAAAACTTAACTGACGCTAACAGGCATAATCCAAAAGGATTTGAAACTGCTAACAATGATACAATACTAAGCAAGGGAGTTGGTTCTGCTACTACAGGAACAGATGGTAGTTTAGAGTGGATTGAAAAAAACACTATAAAGCAATCACTCTTTAACATACAGGGATATGTTACTTCAGGAAATTCAAATTATTATTATGGTGCTAATATGACTGATGGTCAATCTCCTAATGAATATAATCAAGCCTTTGGCGCATCAACAATAGGAAATCAAACTATAGATGGTGGAGATTTTTTTAAAGTAAGCTCCATAACAGTAACTCAAGCTTGTAGTTTAAGACAAATATTTTTATCAGGTAATTGTACTACTACTTCTGCTGTAACAGTTGCTATATGTAAGCTTACTCTTTCTAACACTTCAGCTCCTGACGCTATAACCCCTATATTATTACAAGAAATATCTTTTACAGGTTTAGCGAGTCTTGATAAGGTAATTAAGGTAGCCAACACTTCTGCTGATGGTACTTTAACAAGAGGAGATTTATTGTTTGCAATGGTTAAAACAGCTACAGCAGCAACAGCATTTTTTAAATTAGGAATAGAAGTGGGATATGATAATTAATAATGACGATATGAAAGACACAATAGAAGACACTATTCAAGTGGGAATAGCAAATGCAGGAGCAATAGGAATTTCTTTAGCTTCATTTAACGAAGTATTGACTACAATATCTCTTTTAATGGCTATAGCTTTTTCAATTTATAAATTTACAAAAACAAAAAAATAATATGGCAAGTACAGTAACAGCAGCAGATTTAACAGTAACTATTACAGAATCATACACTTTAAATGGTGTTAGTTATGGTAATACAACAAATAAAACTTTTACATCTAAAGGTCAAGTTGACCAAAGAATAATGAGTGTTGCTACAACAGCTAAAACTTTATTTAATTGGGGCGCTGCAGATGATGCAGGTACGGGAGTTGCTGCTGATTATGTTTATTTTAGAGTAACTAATTTAGACGATACTAATTTTGTAACCTTAAGATTATATAACGGGGCAGATAGTTTTTGGTTTAAGATTGCCGCAGGAGAGTCTTTATTGCTAATGAACAACGAGATGGACGCAGTTACAGGAACGTCTTTTGGAGCATTAGCAGATATAACTCTAGTAGCAGCCCAAGCAGATACAGCAGCTTGTGATGTAGAATTTATTGCAGTTACTGCGTAATGGCAAAAAAAAGAAAGCTTAACTCTAAAAATCCTAAATATATGGATAAAGTAGTTAAACCCAAGACAACCAAAAATCTTATAAAAGAGATTAATGGAATAAGAATTTACGCTATTTTTAATGAATAGTTGTAATCTTCTTATAGTAAGAGAAACTTATACTAAAGAATCTGTCATTGGTAAGTTGTATCTCAATGGAGAATTTGTTTCATATACTTTAGAACTTGCGTGGAATAATAACGAAAAAAGCATATCTTGCGTCCCAAGAGGCGTGTATGATTGCAAAGTTAGATTAGCAAAAAATAGCGCAAGTAGGAATTACGACCATTTAATATTAGAAGATGTACCCAATAGAAGCTATATATTGTTTCATAGAGGTAACTCAGCTAAAGATAGTAGAGGTTGTATATTGACAGGAATGATGAGGGGCGATAACATACTCTATCAAAGCACAACCGCCCACGCACTTTTAATGGATAAAATAGTTAAAGGTAAAATAGATAGAAAAATTGAATTAGTAATTAAAAATAGATAAGATGAAAAATTTTTTAGAGAAGTTTTTATTAGGTAAAATGGTTAAAAGCAAAAAGTTTTGGTACACAATAGCGGGTATTATAACAACATTTTTAAGCGATACTTTTGGATTAAACCCTGAAGAAGTGAATAATATTTTAATGAGTATTGGAGCGCTTGTTATAGGTCAAGGAATAAGCGATTCAAAAG